ATAAATAAAACATGGCAAATACAGTAAACGGTTTATTAACCACATACGGCTCAACAGTAGAAGTTCAATTAACTTACTTCTTTGTGATTACGGCAGCTGGTTATGCACCAGCTTCACAATCTTCTTCTTATTTTTTTCTTGGTAAAGTAGATCCTTGGCCAGATGATGTAAACGTTCCAATTCCAACACAAGACCAAGCAAATATTAAAAAAACATTTAAGAATATATTTGCAGCTAAATTGCTGACATCTTCTAATATGTCGCCTGTTATTCCTCGTATCGATTGGACTTCAGGAACAATTTATGTTCCATATACCGATTATGATAATATGCTTGTTTTTGATAACGATGGCATCATTACCAAAAATTTCTATGTGCGTAACCGTTTTGACCAAATATTTAAATGTTTAGGTAACAATAAAGGCGGAGTATCAACAGTAGAACCGGTACTACAAGCAGGCACAACAGATGCAACACAAACACTTATTCTTGCTGATGGTTACAAATGGATTTACATCACAACAATTGACAAAGGATTAAAAAAATCATTTTTTGATGAAAATTGGATTCCAATATCTGTAGGTCCAATCACACCTAATACTTTATTAGATGCAGGTTTTGGTTCAATTAATGCAATTAATGTAACTAATGCAGGTAATAATTATTCTAATGGTGTATCAACAACAGTTATCACAATAAATGGTGACGGTAACGGTGCCGCAGCGTATGCCAATGTATATAATAATCGAATAAGTGATATTATTGTAACCAATGCAGGTAATAATTACACATATGCAACTGTAAGTGTAACTCCGGCAACTCTTTATGGTGGTTCTGCTGCAACAGCCAATGCTATTATTTCACCTATTGGTGGTCATGCAAGTGATCCTATATCGGAATTAGGATGTAATCATGTTATGTTAAGCATTGAAATTGATGGTTCAGAAGGTGGTAATATACCTACTGATGTAAATTATCGTCAATTAGGTATTTTGATTAGTCCTTCATTAAACGATGGAACTATTCCTACAGGTTCAGTATATAATACCTCAGATTTATTGACAGTTTCAGCAGGATTGAACGCATTTACTTCTGGTGAAATTTTATATCAAGGCACCACATTAACTACAGCTTCATTTACTGGCACAGTTTGTTCATTTGATTCCACAAACAACGTGGTTTCGTTAATAAATACAGAAGGATCATATTCTTTAAGTGCTCCAGTTTATGGTAATAGCTCTGGAACTTCTAGAACATTACTGAATTACTCTCCAACCAGTTTTAATGTTGGTTCTGGTTATATGATGTATATTGAAAATAGACAGCCCGTTCAACGGTCAGCAAATGGTAACGAACAACACCGATTAGTTTTAAGATTCTAAGGTATACGAATGATAAATTACAATGTAGACCCCTACTATGACGATTTCAATCCTAATGATAATTATCATAAGATTCTTTTTAGGCCAGGTCGTGCCGTTCAAGCAAGAGAATTAACACAATCTCAAACCATTTTACAGAATCAAATTTCTCAATTTGCTTCAGCAATCTATTCTCAAAATACACCAATTTCTGGTGGCCAAGTTACCACAAATTTAAATTGCGGTTACATTAAATTACTAACCACTTATGGTGGTTCTTCAATTACTGCAGCAAATTTTTTAAATAAAACAATCACCGATTCTACAGGTGCTATTAGCGCTCGTGTAATTGCAACAGCAGAAGCTACAGGTACTGCACTTACTCCTGGTGATCCTCCCACTTTAATTGTGACATATCTTTCTGGAACACAATTTTCAGATAATAAAGATGTTTATGTTAAAACTTTTGCTGGTGGTCAAACAAGTTCAATACCTTCAGCAACAACAATTGGTATAGCAGGCGGAACAACTTCAATTGGTTCTTCTTCTGTTGTTTCTATTGGTGCTGGTGTATTTTATGTGGTTAGCGGGTACAATCAAGCATTAAACGCTGATGGCGTTACATCAAAATACTCCATTGGTAATTTTGTAAATGTATTACCACAAACGGTTATTTTGGACAAATATGATAATACTCCAACATTGCGTGTTGGTTTAAATATTGTTGAAAGCACAGTTACAAGTTCTCAAGATATTAATTTATTGGATCCTGCTGCTGGTGCTTCCAACTATCAAGCCCCTGGTGCCGACCGATATCAAATTACTTTATCATTACAAACAAGACCAATTTCATTAGGTAATGATGATGGATTTATTGAGTTATTAAAATTATCTGGCGGTCAAATTTTAAAGCAAAATGACGACACAATTTATTCAAAAATTGATGATTATTTTGCTAAACGCACATACGATACTAATGGTGACTTTATTGTTAATCCATTCACAATTACACCAACAAGTAATACAATCAATTCTACTAACTATGATTTAAATATTGGACCTGGTGTTGCTTATGTTCGTGGTTATCGTATTGACAATCAATCTTCAATTAAATTAACCAATCCAAGAGCAAGAACATATGTAACACAAAATAATAATCCTGTGTTTATTGATTATGGTAATTTTTTATATGTTGATTCACTTAAAGGTGTATTTGACGTTACTACATTACCTGCTGTTGATTTTCATTCTGTACCTTATACAAGTATTAATGCTAATACAGCAAACACTTACGCTTCAACTAAAGTAGGTACAGGTTATATTCGTGGTCTTGTTTATGACCGTAGTACATCAGATGCTGCTAATACCAATTCTTATGTGTATCGTGCTTATATTACTGATTTTGTCGCTAATACACTTTCTTCAAATGCCAATAGTGCTACATCTACAACAATTTCAATATGGGATCGTACTGCATCATTTTCTAATGTGGCCAATGCTTATACTGGTGTAACTTTATCGATTGATACTGGTACATCTTCTGGTGATACAAGAATTATTACACAATATTCTTCCAATTCTACATCTAATGTAAAAACATTTACTGTTAATAAATCATTTTCAATTGTACCAGATGCAACATCAAATATTTCTTTAAAGTTTTCTTCAACTAATATTTCTTCTATTGCAAATGGTATTGGTTTAACTGCAAAAACAAATATTAATGCTGTTAGTAAAACATCATATCAAACTGGTGGTGTAACACTCACCAATTCAGTAATTCAAAATCCAGGAGCGCCTGAATTACTTTATAAAATTGGTAATCCGTTTTTAGCAAATTTAAATAACTCATTATATTCAACAACACAAGTATTCCGTGGAAAATCATTTAATAGTTCTGGTGCAATGACCATTTCTTTAACTGGTGATTTACCTGGTGGTGTTGGTATTGTAACTTTTGGTGGCGCATCAGGTGGTGCTTTATCTACCTCAGCAATTCAACAAAATTATACTGTAATTTGTACTGCTAATGGTGCTGGATCTTCTGTTGCTGTTGGTGATGTAATTCCTTTTGGTGTTACTATTGGTGCCAATACAAGAACCGTTACTGGTACAACAACATCTATCACCTTCAATGCAACCGATACCGCAAACATTAATGGTAGTATGGTTGTAACTGTTATTGCCAAAATGAATATCGTAAATGGTGATAGTAACAAAGTGGTAAAAGCCAAAAACTTGGTAACGGGTAATACATCTGTTGTTTCAACTACTGGTCCTGATGGTATTGTAAACACTTATACCTATGTGGATTTAAATAATGGGCAAGTATACATTCCTTATGCTGGATTGGTATCACCAGGAAGTCTCCAGTTTTTATATGTAAACGATGTGAAGCGTATTGTTAAGATTATCGATACGGGTTCTTCTAGCACCTCTCCAACCGTTTCCATGCTGACCAATTTATCATATGATATCACAAATAATTACTACTTGGATAATGGTCAACGGGACAATACTTATGAACATGCCAGATTAAAATTAAAACCAGGAGTACCACAACCAAGAGGTAACATTTTGGTAGTATTTGATTATTACCGCCATGTTGGTTATTCAGGTAGTACAAGTGGTGATGGTTACTTTAGTGGTATGTCTTATTTGAGTACCGCTATTGGTGGTCAATCTCTTAGTCCAGAATCTTATGGCTCTATACCATCATATACTGCTAAAGATGGAGTTACCTACAACCTTAGAGATTGTTTGGATTTTAGGCCTTGCCGTAAAAATGCTACTGCAGCTATGCTTTGGGAAGGTACTGGTACTCCTTCATCGGATAATACTGGTGTTTATATTCCACAAGATTTAACTAATTTCTCAAGCAACTATGCTTATTATCTTGCTCGTAACGATTTGTTAGTTCTCAGCAAAGATAAAACATTTAAGATTATAAATGGTGTACCTTCAACAACACCAACATTACCATCTCCACCTGATGGTGCATTGACAATTTCTAATTTATTTAATGATCCTTATACAGCTAATATTCCAAGTGAAACTCCACAAGGATCTTTACCTAATCTTTCTATACAATCAGTAAAGCATCAACGCTACACGATGCAAGATATTTCTACTTTAAATACTAGAATTAATAATCTTGAGTATTATGCTAGCTTGTCCGCTTTGGAACAAAATGCACAAACACTACAAATACCTGATTCAAATGGTTTAAATCGTTTTAAAAATGGTATTTTAGTTGATGATTTTTCTACATTTGGTGTTGTTGATACAGGTAATTTGGACTTTAATGCTTCTGTTGATACTATTAATAGAAAAATGACTGCTTCACAAACAGTTACAAATTATCCACTACAATCTTCTGTAGTTTATAATTCTTTAGGTAGTATTAGTAGTACAACTCTTTCTAGTTTGAATTTTGGTTTAAATAAAATTAATCAATTAACCAATATATTCTCATTACCATACACTAGCACTGCATTAGTAACACAACAATTAGCATCTAACACAGTCAATTTAAATCCATTTACAACACCAATTTATTCTGGTGCAATGACAATTAATCCTCCAATGGACAATTGGGTAGATAATACAAAAGCCCCTGATTTATTGTTGGTTGATCCTAATTTGCAAGTATACATACAGAGCAATACAGTTAACACATTAAGTGTTGGTAACTGGCAAGTTATTCCTGGTACACAATGGGCAACCAGTACTAATTTGGGCAACGTAATACAAAATCAAACTTTTGCTACTTTAGGCCAAAGAACCGTTAGTGGTTATTGGTCAAAATTACCTGCAACATATAATAATACAAATGGTTTTATTACCAACATTTCAATTCAACCATATATTCGTAGTCAAGATTTAACTGCAATTGCTGGATCATTAAAAACAAATACTCCATTGACAGCAACATTTGATAATGTAGTTGTTGACCAACACATTTCTTTACCAACAGTTATTGAATTAACCAGTAACTCAATGATTTCTGGAACATTCTCTCTTGGTGATACGATTGGTTATTTGTCCTCAGGTAATTGGAATTTCTTAGGTAAAGTAATTGATGTTTATAATTACCCAACCACAAATTACACTCGTTTATATGTTTTTGTGTCGGCAGCTGCAATGCTTGCTGCTGGAACATTGACTACTATTCAAAATGGTTTCTTTGATTCTAATGGAAATTATTTAAATTCAACAGCATCTGGTACACCTCAAACCGGTACAGGTATTATTAATGGTGTTGTATTGAATATGTCTGGTGGTGTTATTGCTGCTAATAATGGAACATCATCTAATATTGCTGGTGGTGGAACATACTCAACAGGTGTAACACAAATTACATTAAGTCCTTTGGCATCCAATACCAATAATTTCTATACAGGTTCACAAATTAGTATTACTGCAACCAATGGATCTGCTGCAACTATTGGAACTGCAACAATTGTTTCTTATGTTGGTGCCACTAAGTTAGCAACATTAGATACTGCTGTTAATATCTCTAACGGTTACAATTCAAACTTTGGTGCTTTATTAACATCAACATATCGTATTCGTGGAAACAAATCCTGGTCTAATAATACAAGTTATTTGGTTGGTATGAGTAACGGCAAAGCACCACAGATTTCTTCTAACGAATCTGGTAATTTTGCTGCTGTATTTACTGTACCTGTAAGTACTTTCCAAACTGGCCAAAGAACTTTCCGTGTAGATAACAGAACTGTGTCTACTGATTCAACTACTGCTACAACTTATGCTGCAGCAAACTTTACTGCTTCTGGTTTGGCAACAACATCACAGGCATTGGACTTTGCTCCATCAATTGATTCGGCAACAAATACATTTGCATCTACACAGTTCCGATCAAATCAATTAATTTCTACAACTTTCTCAGTTATATCATATGATCCTGTGGCACAAACATTCACTATCGATAAGACCAATTATCCTAATGGAGTATTTTTAAGTTCAGTTAAATTTTTCTTCCAATCAAAACCAACTACAACAAATGATGCAGTCACATTGTCTATCGTTGGCACATTGAATGGATATCCAAATGGTAAAATATTGGATAACTCAATTGTAACATTGACACCAGATAAGATTAAAACTTCTTTATCTCCACATTATTTGGATGCTACAACTTATACAGAATTTGTATTCCCAGCACCTGTATTCATTCAACCTAATAAGTTATATTCTTTCATTTTACAATCACCTTCAACAGAATACAATGTATATCTAGCCGCTCAAGGTGCTACAGCAATACCTTCTTCTGTTAAGAATTTATCAACCGATCCAACACCTTCTGTATTGACTAAAATTGGCACTACACCTTATGTTGGTTCTTTATTTGAATCACAAAATGCTATTACATGGGTGGCAGATCCAACCAAGTCATTAATGTTTGTACTCAATCAAGCATTGTTTGATATAACAAAAAATCCTAAAATTCAATTTGTTGTACCAAAAGGATTACCAACTAGAAAATCATCTTTAAATGATGTAAATCGTGGATACTTAGCAAATACAGTAGTTAATTTGGATAATTCTTTATCTGCTGCTAACGTATTAGTTGATGCGTTTAACGTAACAACAACCGATTTGATACCAACAAGCACTAATATTGATTACACTTACAATGCAACATTATCTTCTAGTGGTGGTTATTCTGGTGAAACTGGACTTTTACCTGGCCGTTTTGGTTCACCAACATTAAGTAGTTTATACTTAAATGATGGTTCTGGTGAAAGAATTCTTGTTGCTAACTCAAGTGCATCTTTCTTAACATATGCTTCATTGTCATCTACTGATCCTAATGTTTCACCATTTGTTTCTGATGATGGTCTTGCTGTATATGCCGTTAAGTATAACATTAATAATTTAGCTCTAAGTAATTCACAAATCACATTGGTGTCTGGTGGTACAGGTTACAATGGTAATACATTAAGTCCTTTATCAATAAGTGTGACAGCGCCAGATATTTCTGGTGGTACACAAGCCACCGTTGCTGCAAATGTGGTGAGTGGAAATATTCAATCAATCTATGTAACTACTGGTGGTTCAGGATACTTAGCACCACCGACAATTACTATTAATGATTCTACAACCCGTGGTGGTAACTCTAATGCTTCTGTTGTGTTAGTATCTGAGTATTCAGCAACAGGCGGTAATGCAGCAACCAAGTATATCACTAAGAAAGTTGTATTAGCTTCAGGAAATGATTCTGGTGACCTTCGTGTGTTCTTAACTGCTTATCGACCAGTCAATACAAACATTTATGTAATGTATAAGATTTTAAGTTCTTCTGATACTCAACCATTTGAAGCTGGTACTTGGCAATTAATGACACCAGTTGTTAACCAAACTTACTACTCACCTAGTTTTGGATCCACAGCAGAGTTCCAGTTTGCTCCTGGTATTAATAATGCGGCCAATAATTCTGTATCGTATGTAAGTACCAACGGTAATACATATAAATCATTTATACAGTTTGCCATTAAAGTTATTTTGACAACAAGTGACAATACTAATGTGCCGTATTTAACAGATATTCGAGCAATTGCTGTACCTTCAGGAACAGGAATCTAATATGAATTTTGTTAAAGTGGATAATACAAATTTTGTTCGGGACATAAATTCTATGGGTTTAAGTAATACGGATATGGCTTCCAAAGATGAATATTATTCAAAAGTTCATATGATTCAGAGCCAAAAAGAGAACCTAAATAAAGTAAACGGTGAAATTAACTCTTTAAAAGAAGATATTTCAGATATTAAAATGTTGTTGAAACAATTACTAGATAAACAATAATGGCAAATACAGTAACCGCTCTCAGTTATGCTAACACCTTTGGTGATTGGGTTATTACAACCAATAATTTAGCAGCAGAAATCAATAGTTTAGGTAAAAGTAATTATACTAAAGATAATGGCCTGTTTAATATTAACTCACCACAAGGTCTACAAGTATCAAATAATGCTTTGTTTACTAGTGGTGTTAATCTTACTGGACTTGGTACTCCATTAACTGTTACTGCTGGTGCTTCTATAGGTGGTAGTTTAAATGTCACCAATATTATCACTACTTCTAATGTTGTCACCAACAATGCTACAATAAATAACATTAATAGTAATATAACTATTAACGGTAGTACTGTAATTACTGGTAATTTAACGGTTTCAGGTAATACAAATCTTACCTTTGAAAACGTTGCTATGGATGAAGCCGTTACTGGTAATTTAATTATTAATGGAACATTCTCAGGCAATGGCGCTACAGCTTTTGCAACATCTATTTTAAGTAGTGCATTGGCACTCTCAATTGCTTTAGGATAAAAAATGGCAAATAATTTTAAATCGTATGGTCTATCAAACGTTACAGCAAATACAACTTTGTATACTGTACCTATTGGAACTCAAACTACAGCAATTGGATTAGTTGTTGCCAATAAAACTCAAGGTATTACTACGGCCAATGTCAACATTACTCGTTCAGGTAACACATTTTTTATTATTCAACAAGCACCTATTATGTCAGGTTCTTCTTTAGTAGTAATTGGTGGAGACCAAAAGGTAGTATTACAGGCAAACGATTCAGTTAGTATTGCTGCAACAGCAAACGTAGATTCTTGGATTTCTCTTTTGGAGATTAGTTAATGTCTTACATTGGTAATAGCTCAACGCTATACGACCCAACAAGAAATTCGCCTAAAACCGCTCAAGTATTATCTGGTGATGGGGCTACACTTAATTTCACTTTAACTTATGGTGTAGCAACTTCTTCTGATATTCAAGTGTTGGTTGAAAACGTAATTCAACAACCAGATTATGCTTATACAGCAACAGGTCAATTATTATCATTTACTACTCCACCAGGAGTTGGTACAAATAACATTTATGTCGTTTATAATCGTACTGCTGGTTTAACTGGTTCTGTACCTGATGGTTCTATTTCAAGTAGTAAGTTAGCAAATAATATTCGTTTATTGGCAACAGACCAATATGTTGGTACAGGAGTTACAACAACATATGCACTTTCAGATACTCCGGCTGATGCAAATTCTTTAATTGTTACAGTTAATGGTATTGCACAAGCCGCTCCAATAAACTATACAGTTGCTAGTAATATTATTACCTTTACTGCGGCACCCGCTTTAAATGCAAACGTAGTTATTCGCAATGTTGGTTTTAGAACATCACAAACATTATATGCTCTAGGTGCCAATACTCCTATTGTACAACCAGTAATTACCGGTGGTTCTTATACTTTAGCAAATGCACTCACAACAACAGGCAACGTCAGTTTATTAAGTGCTTCTGGTGCATCATATACTGCTAATATTGGTGGTTCAACAGGTAACTTAATTGTACAATCAGCAAATACAAATGTTTCAGGCAATCTATCTGTTGGTGGTTCTTTAACTGTTGCTACAGGTGGTGGAATAATACCTGTTGGTGGTATTATTATGTGGTCTGGAAGTATTGCTTCCATACCTTCAGGATGGCAACTTTGTAACGGTACAAACGGCACTCCAGATTTGAGAAATCAGTTTGTTATTGGTGCTGGTTCAACTTATCCTGTTGCAAATACTGGCGGTACAGCAGATGCAGTAGTAGTAAGCCATACTCATAGCATTACAGATCCAACGCATAGTCATACTGAATCATATTTTTCATCTGTTGGTGGTGGATATGGATTGACTTCTGGACCAAATAATTTTAATGCATCTCAACAAACAGGAACTAGTTCAACAGGTATTTCTATTAATACTGCCGGTGTGAGTGGAACAAATCAAAATCTTCCTCCGTATTATGCGCTTGCTTACATTATGAAATTATAAAAATTTAAAGAGTAAACACTATGGCACTTCAATTAATATCAGCAAACGACATTTCAGGTTTAATTACTTCATCTCAAGTTGGCTCTGTATCAAATACAGCAATTACCGGAACAATTACTTCTGCGCAAATTGCTAACGTAGCAAATACTAAAATTACCGGAACAATCATTGCAACTCAAGGTGGTACCGGATTAACTTCTTCAGGTACTGCTGGTAATGTATTAACTTCCGATGGAACTACTTGGACTTCTGCTACACCAAACGCAGGAATACCAGGAATTTTTGCACAACTATTTACTTCAAGTGGAACATTTACAGTCCCTTCAGGAGTTACTGCGCTTAAAGTTACTGTTGTAGGTGGCGGTGGCGGTGGCGGTGCTGCCGGCATATATAGTAGTACTGGTGCTAGTGGATCCGCTGGTGGCAGTAGTAGTTTTTCCACCATCAGTCAAGGGGGCGGCACTGCTGGTACTGGCGGTAATGATAGTAGTGGTAACCCCGGCAGCGCCGGCAGTTCAGGATCAACTTCGGGAGCTACATTCACTTTAAATGCAGGTACTTTAAGAAACACAAGTTATAGTGGATATGGTGTCGGTGGTGGCGGCAATCCTGGTGGCACCAGCGGCGGAAGTGGTGGAAGTAATTATCCTGCTGTTGGTTTTTTAACAGGCTTAACACCTGGTGCAACAATATCAGTAACCATTGGAGCTGGTGGGTCTGGTGGCGCTGGATCTCCACCTTATTATACTGGTGGTTCTGGTGGCCCCGGTGTTGTTCTTGTTGAATGGTAAAAATAAAATAAAATGACAACACAAAGTTATTTACAAATACAAAACAACGTAGTCACTAATATTATAGAATGGAATGGAGATACACAAACTTGGACTCCACCAGAAGATGCGACTATGAAAGTAAAAGATACGACTCCAGTATTAGTTTGGAAATTAAATAATGATGAGACCGACTATGAGTTAACACAAATTTTTGGTGGCGGTGGTATAGGATTTACCACATACACTTGGGATGGTTCAGTTTTATTAACTAATCAACCAAAACCAACATTAAACGATAGAGAATAATAATGCCATTATCGAAAATATCAGCAAACGGAATTACTGGATTAATCATTGCTACTCAAGGTGGTACCGGATTAACTTCTCCAGGTACTACAGGTAATGTATTGACTTCCAATGGAACTGCATGGACATCTTCTGTTCCTGTTGCGTTTGATTCAGGTACCAGATTGATTTTTGCTCAAACTGCTGCGCCTACTGGATGGACTAAAGATACTACTAACTACAATAATCATGCACTCCGTGTTGTTACTGGGGCTGCAAGCACAGGCGGTTCTGTAGACTTTACTACGGCTTTTGCATCAGGTTTAAGTGATAGTGCGGTAACTCTTTCTACTGCACAGATGCCAAGTCATAGTCATACTTATAATGCTGGTGGTGCAAGCAACCAAGGTTATCCTTGTTCTAATCCTAATAGTACTGCACCATCAACTCAGAATACTGGCTCACAAGGTGGTGGCGGATCTCACGCTCATACTTTACCTTCTTTTGCAGTTAAATATCTTGATGTAATTACGGCGACTAAAAACTAATGAAAATTGAACCTAAAGCTAATTGTCCACTTGATAATTTTAATCCATGCCGTCAATTAGATTGTGCTTGGTTTATAAAATTGCAAGGTAAAAATCCACAAAATGGACAAGAGGTTGATGAGTGGGGTTGTTCGATGGCTTGGCTGCCTATACTAATGATTGAGAATAGCCAACAACAAAGACAAACTGGTGCAGCAGTAGAGAGCTTTAGAAACGAAATGGTTAAGAATAATGAAGTAAGCCAAAAAGTTTTATTAGCAGCTGCAAATGTACCAAAACAGACACAACAAGTAATTTTGGAGAATTAATATGAAATTAACAATTATTCGTTCAGATGGCGCCGTTTATAAAGATAGTATATCTTATTCTGGTTTAGATTTATCTGTCGTTCCAACTAACGTACATGCGTTGCAATGGAAAAATACCGCAGGTTGGATTGAATTTGTAGATAATGATGATGGCACAAAACCTCAAAATGAACCAATTACTGTTTTACCAGATTGGGTAAATGCTTGTTTAACTAAATGGGATGAAGCTAAAACTGCCGCTGAAGCTGCAGCTGCTATTGCTACTAATCAACCTACAACAACTGGCATCCAAACAGCATGAAAAAATGCAATATAAATAAAGTATAATCTAAAGGAATAATTTTGTCATACTTAGGAAATTTACCCACTCAAGGAACATTTAGAACCGATTACTTTTCAGGTA